CTCCAAATTGACCTGTTCCTGTACCGAAATCGGCTACCTTAAAGTTTTCTGGCATTCCAAGGTCTTCATATGCCTTAAAAAATACGTTAACCCCTACTGCAGTTTCTAGTAGTGGCTGGTAAACATCCGCTCCAGTGATTAGCTCGAAGATGTTTCCTGATGAATCGGTCATTGATACTCTACGTGAGTTCGGGATTGAAATAGTCATAGGTTTATTATAACACTTTTTATGCTAAACTAGCTAGTATGTCAGAAAATCCAGGGGATGTCAAGTTCTTTGATCTATTTGATCCAAATCAACCTAGGTCAGATAAAGAACTAATAGAAGCACGTCTCGATATATGCAGACAATGTCCATGGTTGGATAAGCGTTTGGTCAAATGTCGTAAGTGTGGATGTTTTATGAAGCTTAAGAGTACGCTCAAACAAGCTTCTTGTCCTATAGGTAAATGGTAATACGCTCTTTGAGCAGACCTACGGTCTCTATGTACCGTGCAAATTTTTAAAACTTGATTTTGTGATATTATGTATATATCACTAACAAAAGGAGACAGAAAATGCTACGTGATGAAGTTATTGAACTAATGACTAATGTTATTAACAAAATGAATCGTGAGATGGGTGCTCAGCATAATATTCCATCAGATATTCTAGAACAGCAGATAATTACTCAGAAGCCACAGCTAGATTATGTAAATGGTCTACTATATGATCAATTATTTGAATATGGAGTCATTAACAATGCCCGATAAAGACGCAAAACTACATAATAGCCTTGACTGGATGACAAATGCATACCTTGTAGAAGGAAAAGAATCTGGAGAGATCGCTAATGAGCTAAATATCTCTACTAAACTTGTTTTAATCAAGCTTAAAGAGCATGGATTGATCTAATATGGAGATTTTTGGTATCATTTGTCTAGTTGCCGCTGTTTCTTTATGGATTTGGTACTATAAATGAGAAAAATAGGATATGTGATTGCTGGAGTTACGCTAGCATACCTATGGATACTAGCTTTTTACTCAATAGTTAACTATTTAGTAGCTTAATTGTTTTTGCATTTGCAGTTTTCGCATTTGCATTCTCTTTTTATCTCCATTGGGACCTCTTCCATAGATCTATTATACCGCATTTATCATTTCGTTACCAAAACGTTATAATTATATCTAAGCTGATCTGAAAAAATCTATATTTTGCAAAATCTGAATATTTTTTATAGGTGTATGATACACATTTAAAAGAAAAAAGCAACCGTTAATTAGTGAGCACACTATCTGGGTTGCTTTTGCTTTTGTACTGGTGCCTACTAATCCTTTTCGGCTAGTGCCACCTCTAAAGAAACTATCCCTGCCAGAGCGTTGTCGAATTCTTCCCAAGTCTCGAAGGTTAGGGTAATCATACTCGACCACCCATTGACTTAACTACCTTGGTTAGTTGGGTTAGTTGGCGTTCGAACGCAGGTGATAGGTCAACATTAGCGTCAAGTGAACGTTTAGCAATTTTTAGCATTTGGTCATACTCACGCTGTAGTGACTGAAGGTCTGATTTCATCTTTTACTCTTTTCTCTATGTGTAATAAGTCTATCTGATACCGCAGACATTTACTCACACTCGCAAGGTGCTGAGACATCTGTCTCGCAGAAGGCACATCCTGCCTTGTTGTTGTGAGCGAAGCAGTAGTGAACATCTTGGTATTCACCACAGCAGACTAGAGACTGGTAAGACTCTAGGTATGAGTAGAAGAATGGGTTGGTTGCTAGAACCTTGATACCCTGGTTGTTTAGTGTAACTAGTGACATGTGAATGTCCTTTCTTTTTTGAAACTTACTATTTATTTATCTATATATAGTTAATCATACTAATAAGCATTTGTCAAATTTACCCTCGGAGTGTCGCAAAAGTTTTTATAACGAAATCGTTACACAAATTAGCTTGACAAACAACAATTTTTGGCCGCCCATTGTGGATAACTCTGTGGATAACTACGTTATAAATACGTTATAAACATTTCTTCTAAATGCGGCGTGTCGTGTTGACAATGTCCGATGTAGGGTATAGGCTTTAGGTATAAAGAAAGAAAGAAGATAACAAATGATCAAGATCACAATGACTAACCCTAACAGCCCACTAACCTCTGCTGTTTACCCTGCTTCAATGGAAGCAACTGTTATCACTAACCTAGAAGCACAGGGTTACACAATCGTTATGGTTGAAACCCTAGCATAGTTGACAATGTCCTAGGGATACACTAGGCTTTAGGTATAAAGAGAAAAGGAAAAGAAAATGAACGTAACAGTCCAGCACCTAGATGGCTCAAAGATTCACCCATCATACGCACCAGAACACTCAGCAACCGTTATGGCTTTCTACTCTGACCTAGTTGCCAAGGGTTCTATCTCTGGCTATGTTATCCGTTTTGATAACGGTGATGTAATGGCAGATGGAAAGGTTCTCTAATGACTATCGAAGAAATGGAAACCCTAATCTACCAGATTGACATAATGCTATCTAACCCTTCTGACCTATTCACTACCCCTGAAAGCGAGTAATAAAATGACCCCTCTAATCTCTTGGCTAATCATTGGTGGACTTGCCCTGTCTGTCTTCCTTGCTATGAATGCCCTATACATTGATAGCCTTAAGCAAGAAGTAAATAAAAATAAACCGCCATTCTAACGGCGTGTCAGCTTGACAATTGGCCCCGAAAGGGGCGGCCCCTGTGAATAACTCTGTGTATAACTCTGTTACAAATTTGTTATAAAAACCCTCGTTTTATGGTTGACAATGTCTGCCCCCTATGCTAGTGTAATAGTAGATAAAGAAAGGAAAACAAATGGATGTAATGTGTGTATACTGCGAGGGTGTTTTTACTTCAGATACTGTTGTCTGCCCTAACTGTAATGAACTAGATGGCTTGCTACCCCTAGCAAAAGCAATCGAATACCTAAACCTAGACCCTAACGACTTCGAGTAAGGATAACAAAATGACTAAGAAGCACTACATCACTACCGCTGAGATTCTAAACTATGCCAGCGACAAAACCCATCCTGCCCTATTCACTAAAATGGTGAATGACTTTGTTGAAATGTTCAAGAACGATAACCCTCGCTTTGATGAGATTCGTTTTCGCAATGCTGTAAAAGGTATTTAAAGACACGCTAGACCAGGACTTGACAAAAGCTCCTGGATCTGGCCGCCCATTTTCCCACATTTGTCAAGTTTAAGATCGTTAAGAAGTTTTCCTAAAATTCCCCAAAATGTCTGAGGATAATGCTAAGATAGTTGTATGTTAGGTAAAAGAAATGAAGCGAGACGCAAGGCTGAGTCGCAAGCCTTATTCCACAATATGCTAAAGGCAGGCAAGAAGCAAGTTGTCGTGCCTAAAAAATATAAAGGGACACGCCAAGAAAAGTTGCGTAAAGCCCTTGACAATGAGTAACTAATCTGCTAAGCTTATTCTATAACCCCAAAAAGAAAGGCTCACCATGGGCATGGCAACCGCAATGGATATTGCAGGACTAAACGAAACACTAGAAACTCAATTAGCAATGCACTTTAGAAGCAATTGCTATCCACCGATTCCCCTAGGCATGATTCCTACTGCCGTTGAAGCAATTGACGCTTATTGGGAAGATGACTACAACCGTATGATTACCCTGCCCGATGGCGTATCATTCCGTGGCAGCGATAAGGTATCTGCTATCGATGTAATCAATTCATACCGCCTAGACGCATGGTGCATGGAAGAGGAAGACTAATGGAAGACTTTAACGCAATTTGGCTACGTATCTACCAGGATGGCGTAGAGGTAATCAATAACCTATCAGAAGAACAACTAGACAATATCTTTGGAGGTAACTAATGGATGAAGAGTACGTAAGAGAGCTATTCGCAATGATGGCCGAAGGTGAGATCAGCCCTAATGAACTAATGGCAGATCTAGATATTGGCGGTTTCGATGGCGACATATTTGACTTTATCTAATAAGTTTGCTAAACTAATCTAACAACCCCAAGAGAAAGAAATACCCCAATGACTAACTACGTAAAGATTTATTCGGATATTGCTAAGAAGGCTACATTCGGTCAGGTTGAACAAGCAAGTAAATGGTATGTTGACGCTGAACGAATTGCAGAACAGGTTGCACGTAACCTTGACACTACCCTTGACGTCGGGGCAAGTGTTGTCTCGGCATTCTCACCACGTGAACGTTGGTCAGTAAATGTTGCACGTGCGATTCAATTCTCACTAGGTGAACAGGTCACTTGCCTAAAGAACAATATCGTAATGGCTAACAATGCTCTCACTATGGGATTTGACGCTCTCAATGGTCAGAAGACTAATGCCTTTGCACGTGCTATTGCAGGTAATGAGAACGCTGTAGTTATTGACGTATGGATGTTGCGAGCATTAGGCATTGAGAAGAAGTCACCTACTCAAGCCCAGTACAAGGTTATGGCAGACGCTGTCACTACCGTTGCAGCTAAGTATGGAATGACGCCACGCTCAATGCAGGCACTAATCTGGATTGTTGTTAGGGGAAGTGCCCAATAATGGAAATAATCCTATGGCTATTTATCTTTGCTATCTTAGGCCTTTTTGCGTTATACTTAATATTCCCCCTTATTCTAGGGGCACTAATGATTTTTGATGGTATCTTTGGAGGGACAATAGAGAAATGGCAGAACAGGAACAAGAAGTAAACGGTGACCCAATGATGTTGGGATGTTTTCTATTCGCAGGTCCGTTTGCATTATTAGTTGCATGGATGATACTAGCTGTTATTTTTGATTGGCGTGTTTGACATGTCCCCCGAAAGGGGGCGGCCCTAAACGATCAGCCTTGTCAAGTTTAAGATAGACAAATATTTTTCCCAAATCTTGTGAAAACCCACAAACAAAAATTGGCATCTGGACTTGACAAGCATACTGCTATGCCCCATAATAGATACATACAGAAGAACAGAGAACGAAATACAAAGAATAAAAAAGAAATGTTGTTATCATTTAGTTATCAAATGTGCTTGACATTCTCTATTCTTTCTGTCATAATAGTAATACAACAAAAGTTGTAAATCACAAATCACACAGATACACCCGTATCGGAATGGAAGCAAAATGAACACTCTAACTGTTGGCTCACAGTTCACCACCGCTAAGTCTGGCGTATCAGGCGTTATTCAGGAAGTAGTAGCAAACAAGAACGGCTCGTTCCGAGTTCGTCTTGATGTGAATGGTTCACCTCGTTGGTCTACCGTAAAGGCAGACAAGTAAACTCTATTTAGTTAGAGATAAAGACCTGGGTATGTCTTTTGGAAAAACTGCCCAACTAACTAAACAACCCCTAAAGAAAGAATACCCCCTAATGGCTCGTGCTATCTCTGTAAAAGTTCCTACCTCCGCTATCATTTCTCAGATTGAGGCTGCTATCGCTAAGATTGACGCTGATGTCGCTTCCTACCCTGCTGACTTTGAGAAGTATGAAAAGGAAACTGAAGCATACAAGAAAAAGGTTGCTAAGTTTGTTTCAGAGTTTGTTGCTAAGAACGCTAATAAGATTGGCTATGACTACAACTCAGACATTCGCCTAAACTTTGGACACTCTGGTCGTATGGAACTAAACTTTGACGCTGACAAGATTGCTGGCTTCCCTAAACGACCTGAAGCACCAGTCAAGCCTAACCAGTCTGAGTGGATTGGCAACAAGCACCTAAACCGCAAGGCAGTCCTAGAGCAGAACCTACGCATCTTGCGTATGACTACTCAGGAGGAAGTAAACGCAAGCACCTACTCGTCAATTATTGACCTCATCTAATAAGATGAACTAAGACCTGAGCAAGTCTAGGTAAACTGCTCACCCACACCACATTTGTCAAAAACCAGGCTTGACATTTGTGGTGATCTGGGGTCGCCCCCTTATGGGCATAACACTTTTATTTACGACACGCTGATTAAATCCCCAAAATGTCTGAGGGTAGCTGTATATTTATAGTAATCAATCAAAGGAGAAATCATGGCTTACACCAAGTTTGCACCACACGCTCTATACGTATCTCGTGATGGTAACTGGGGTGGAGATGACATTATTGTTACCGACATCAACGAGTTCCCAGAAGAGTACCTTACCGTTTTGGAAGACTTGCCAGACTACCAGAAGTTCCCGTTCATCGAGGCAGTTCTAAATGGACAAGATGTCTCTCAGTGGCTTGACTAAAATGTCTGACTCTACCCCTATAATGGAAGCACAACGAAAGGAAACCCCTATGAAAGACACTACCTATTTCTGTGAAGCCTGTGAGGGCTATGCTCTTGTCCATGAAGCCAAGGGTATGATTCGTGTCACCCCTTGCCTATGCCAGTTCGAAGAAGAGGATAACTAATGGGATACCGCTACGAAGTAGAATACAACGCTTGGTATGAGATTGAGTCAGACGAGCCACTAACCCAAGAAGAAGTAATCGCACAAGCCATTGACCAGCACGAAGATTTGCCTAACGGCGACTGGTCAGTTCAGGTTGAGGAGGAAACCAATGACTAAGACCATGACCAACGAAGAGATTATCAACTATCTACTTAGTGATACTGCTATGTTCATCGATGAGAAAGAGGGACTAGACATCAACGATTCGTTTGGTGACTATCTTGAGGGACTTATCAACAGAAGTCAGTCTGTCCTAAGAATGATGGGTGTGCCAGAAGAGCAGATACCTACTGATGGGAGTTGCTAAATGTCTGAGGGTAATGCTAAGGTAGACACTATGAACAAATGCTACCAATGTGAAGAACCGCTAGACTGTGACCCCGTAGATGAGGTTCACCCACTATGTAATGATTGCCAGTATGAGTTTGATGACTGGCTACAATTCGAGATGATGATGTTAGGATAAGTAATGCCAAAGTTTGAAGTAACCGTAATGGTTGAATACTGTGGAGAAGTAGAAGCAGAGAACGCAGAAGCCGCAGAGGCTATGGGTTGGGATTGGGAAGATAATCTAAACTATTTTGCTGTTGATTCTATTGAGGTAGCAGAGTTGGAAGATGATGAGGAAGATGAAGATGACGAAGAAGACGAGTGAACTACCTTGCGTAGATTGCGGACTAATGATTGACGCAGACACCCATGCAGAAGAACTGGGCCTTTGCCTAGACTGCTCTAATAACTTTTGGGGACACGATGACGAAGAGTAAACTAAATAAACTAATCAGACAGTACACTATCGAACTACATGATGAGTATATCGAGTCTCACAAATACAACTTTGATGCAGGCTACTACAGGGACCTACTGTCGGAGCTAATTGACAAACTAGATGTGCTCGAGAGAGAATCACGTCGCATGTTTTCATAGGGGTATGAAACGTCCTGGCCATGACGAAAAACTGGCCACTTCTGAAGGCCGCCCCCATTTCAGATCGAATGTCAAGTTACGATAGCTTTAAGATGTCCCCAAAATGTTTGCTAAATAGAGTTGACATTGTCGGTGGTATCCTGTAAAATAATACTATAACTAATCACCCCTAAAGAAAGTTGGCTCCCCATGGCTCACGAACTAGAATCAGTAGATGGACAGACCGCTTTCGCTTCATTGCGAGAGCCAGCATGGCATGGACTTGGAACAGTCTTTACCGAAGAAGTCACTACTCAGAAAATGCTATCATTGGCACACCTTGACAACTGGAATGTTCGTCTAGAAGATGTTGCTACCCCTGAAGGCTTCAACTCAGACAAGACCTATTCTTTCGTTACCCGAACCAACCCATTCGACAAGACCCAGAACGACATTCTTGGTGTTGTTGGTGAGCGTTACAAGGTGCTTCAGAACGAAGACCTGTTTGCTTTTGGTGACAACATTCTAGATGGTGGAGGACGTTGGGAAACTGCTGGCTCTATCAAGGGTGGTCGTCAGGTATTCGGTTCACTTGCTCTTGAGCGTGAAACTATCCTAGACCCAGATGGCGTGTCAGACAAAATCAACACCTATCTTCTAATCAACACCTCTCACGATGGCTCTGTTGCTATTCAGGCAAGCATTACCCCTGTTCGTGTTGTATGTGCTAACACTCTAAACCTTGCTCTTGGTGCTAACCGAAAAGGTCCTAAGCAGTCTTTCAAGATTCGCCACACTCAGACTGCCGAGGGTAAGATTGCTGTTGCTCGTGAGGCTCTTGGCTTGGCTAACAAATACATGGACGAGTTTGACAAGATGGCACAGGCTATGATTGAAAAGACTATTACCGAACGCCAGTTCGAGGAGATTGTTGCCCTTGCCTACCCTGCCCCTGCTAAGGACGCTAAGGGTTCCCAGAAGAAGTATGACGGCAAGATTGACTTGATTCAGTCTATCTATCGTGGCAACCAAAACGGCATGATTGCTGGAACTGCTTGGGGTGCTTTGAACGGTTTGACTGAGCGTCTAGACTGGTATCGCAACTCTCGTGGTGGCTCTAACGAATCTATCTTGGCTTCGGCTTCAGGCTTTGACCCAATGGTGAACGCCGAGAAGAACCGTCTGCTAAAGATTGTTCAGCAAGTCGCTATGGCATAAGCGACACGCCTGGTCCCTGGCTTGACAAAGCTGGGGATCTGGGGCGACCACATTCTAAGTAGTATAGCAACTCATTATAAAATCAATTACGATAGGCTTGACTTTTTCCCAGTTCTGTGAGAAAATAGAGTATTCGATAACCCCAAACGAAAGGCCTATCATGGGTACACGTAATCTAACAGTTGTAAAGAATGCAGATGGAGAAATCCGTGTTGCACAGTATGGACAATGGGATGGCTATCCATCTTACACAGGTGCAGGTATTATTGGTTTTCTATCTGACTCACAGAATGTTGACTACCTAAAAGCTGGGATTGAGTTTACCCGTTTCATTACGGATGAGGAATGTGATTCCATTTACGAGGAAGTTACTAACCGTGCAGGCGTAGAGGCTTTCAAGGAATCATACCCTTCACTCACCAGGGACCCAGGCTGGGAGATTATTAAGATAGTGTCAGAGAAGACTAATGTACCGCTAGTCAACTCTATTGACTTCGCAGCGGATGACCTATTCTGTGAGGGGTATTATGAGATTGACTTCCAGACTAATAAGTTTATTAGCAAGTACAATGGCATTACGGAAGAGTATTCGATCTTGGCTTTGCCAATGGTAGAAGATTATGTAAAAAGTTTTGAAAAAGACTTGACAAACGCCTAGCCGCATGTCATAATATATATACACCCCAAAAGAAAGAAACCCCAATGCACGTTTTGCAATACATCGCAGTAAGAGCAGAAGATGAAGACATGGCTATGCGAGTAGCCGAAGATACTCTAAACTCAGAAATGGGTGGCAACGAGTATGCACATAATTCATGGTATGACTGGTTCGTTATTGGTGGCGGTAGATTTGTAGACGGTGACCCTTATCAGTCTAGCCCTAATCATATTATCAGTTATACCAAGCACGGTCGTGAAGGTATTCAGGAAAAGATTGATTGGGCTATTGAGGCTCGTAAGCAAGAGTTCAATACATACCGCAAAAACCTATCAACTCTAGATATCAATACTGAGTTAGATAAGTATACTGGCAACACTGATTATTCTTTTAGTCTTTATTCTTTGTCTAAGTGTATTGATATGCTATCTGGCAACTGGGATTTCAACTCATACTTCTACGACGCAGAAACTGGTTCAACTAATTTCCAATATATGCTTGACAAACTAGATGATTCATGGTATCTTATACCTGTAGACTTCCACTTCTAAGGAGACCCCATGTCAAAGTTTTACACCTACCAATCTTGGGTAGATACCTTCAAGCCAATCAATAACCATATTGGTAATCATCAAGACATGATTACCTTCGAAACCTATGGCGAAGATATGGAATTTGTACGCAACTACGACCCTAAGTTTATTTGGACTGAGGTTGATGGTGAGAGTGGTACTTACATTGTCGCAGGCTATCACTATGTAAATCGTATCCAGTACTACATCACTCGCAATCCTTGGGAAGATGAGTACACTGAGGTTCCTACTTGGGTATACCGTGACTGTGACTGCCGTACTGAAGAGACGGATTGGGAAGCAGACCCAGCATGCGAAGAATGTGACGAGGGCATGATTGACATTGACTGCGACACTGTGGTAGCATTGAAGGACATCTACGGAGAAGAGGCCCCAATTGTTAGTTAAGAAGTATACCCTGCTAGTGGACCCACAGTGGGAAAAAGAATTGATTGAAAAGTTCTACAGCCACGTAGAGGCAGACGAAGTCTTCCAACTACTGGACGAGACTGAAGTAGAAGTATGTGATGACTGTCAAGTTTATCTTACTTCAGACACCGAGGTAATCATGGACGTATTCAGATGTCCAGACCAGCAAGAGTTTTGTTTGAACTGCTGTGGTTGTGAGGACCACGACACCAAGAAGGATGGCCTGTACTATGTCTAATGAGTTTGACTATGACCTAAACATCTTCCAGCGTGAACTGCTGAATGCCGATGATGAGTACGAGTATGGAGGCCCATGGTACATCCATATCTATCAGGTGAATGCATACCAAGGAGCAACAGTGCACGAAGAGTATGGGGAACCGATCGAACTGACGCCTACTGAAGCTAATAATCTTATTAATAATGACCCATACTTCGATGGTGAGCCAGATACATGGTATGGCCTGAATGGCTTCATTGCTGACAAGGACACACTGCTAAGCGACAGACTGCGGTCCATCTTCTATGGCCTGCCTACGTACGTCGAAGAAGTATTGTTCTAACGGGCACATGCGTTTTGAGATATAATTATATATATAACTAAATAGACTTGGTGGGTTGAGACTACTCCTCGCCATAGCACAGAGACTAAGGGGTTGGTTGTCTGTGCAAAGCAGGGGGGAAGTTAGGTAATCAAACACTTGACTTCCCCCTTTAGTTTTGATACAATAAGAGCATAACTGAATAGGAAACATAATGCCCAGAAAAGAATCGGTAGAGGAAAAACTGGCAGAGAGAATAAGCAAACTAATAAATGACCTAACAATAGACATTGAACAGTTGGGAATCTATTTTGCCAGAACAAATAACATAACATACCGCAGACTACAAGAAATAGCAGAATCCGCTAAATACGAAAAGGAACAAAATGGCAACTACATTCGATAACAAAGCAAGTATCCTTGCTGACCTATGGCTAAACTATCGTCAAGACGAGGAGTTCGCTGACTTTGTAGAATACAACGACATTGGCTTGCCACTTGCCTATGCTATCTCAAATGGTATTGTCAAGACTACTGATGTTGCTACTCGCTTTATCGAGGAATCGTTTGACCTATTGCTTGCTGGTCTTGGCTACGAGGACTTGACATTCGAGGACTTAGATGAGTTGCTCGGTAGCCTTGATGAGTAGTCTGTAAAGAAACTGGATTAGCCCTTGACAAAAGGGCTTTTCTGGGGTCGACCACATCTTTTGATCTTTGTCAAGTATGTACTACAAACAAAGACATTACGAAGATCAAATATTTTTCCAGATTCATGGCAGATAGCCTATTTGTCAAATAGTATTACGATAGATCATTATTTTTCCAGATTCAGGGGTATAATATATATATGAGTCCAAGACATTTTGCCAATGCAAATAACCTACCTATACATAAAGACGTAGTAAAGAAGATAGAAGGGCATACCTCTCTATGGTTTGCCTTTACTAGTGTTACTGGTATAGCTAGACTGTTCTCTTATACCCCAGATATAATTACTAATCATCCTGTTAAGGATCTGGACAAAGTCCAGGGGACAGATCAAACCACTTCTGAAGTATAAGCTTTCCCCCTAGTAGTAATAACACATAGTTCTGATACCTTATTACGAAGCTATATTAATTATCCCCAATTTGTTATATGTTTTGATATAAAGCATGTATGTTTATTTAAATAACATTACGATATGGCTATATTTTTCCATATTTATATATAACATTTTGGTAACAAGTATTGACATTTGGATGGTTATGTGCATAGAAGGATATGCGGATTTGAATAGATAGACCGAAGAATCTGCGGAAAAGTATTACGATTGCCGCATTATATACGCTCCATTCTCCATATCTCCCTACCAAATCTCACTTATACGCTATATCCATATATAATCAGTAACATCTTTATCATCAATATGTGGATAAATCTGTGTATAAATGTGTATAACTTAAAAGTAATTTTAAGAATTTCTTAAAGTATCTTTTAAATATTCAAGGGTATTTAGATCCACTCTTTGAGGCAATATAGGCTATACTTGAGCTATGAAAATTAAGTTCAAACTCTTTCTAATTAACTATTTCTGGTATGTCTATGCTCTGAGATCAAAGATAAGATGCTCAAGGGGAAAGCACTTCTATGTGGGTATATGGAAAACGGATAAAGGGTTCTGTCTCTATTGCAACATAGATCTTAAACGATCGTAAGTATATCCCTTATGATTGTTTATGAGCTTAAACAATCGTATGGAAGTTACTTCTTATTCTCAAGCCATATCACTATAGCAACGCATACAGCATATCCTATAGCTAAGAAAGACATTACATAATCGGTTGTATTCATACTACTAAGTATATCTTATACTAGGGGTTATGGGTATCACCTCTTATCCCCCGAAAATTATAGGTACTCTGATATAAGCTCAATAGACTTAAGATCGCTCTGTGGGACCCACCAGGCATCTGGTCTGCCATTACCTGGATTGCTATAGTACTTATCTTGCTTAGCATACTGTCCAGGAATGAATCCCTTTATGTCATAGGTAGGTGCTTCACCTGTTACTAGGACATATGTATGGTCTGTCTGGTCTGGTGCTCTTACGATCAGTCTATAGTTGTCTTGGCTTGCCCATCGTACCTGGATCTTTTCAGATACATCTGCCCCTTTAAAACCTTTGCCAGCCCCTGCACTGTAATATAGGTTCAATGCCTTGGAGACAGCTAATTCTGCTCCGTAGCCTTCGATGTTTTCTGTCCAGCCATTACCTGTAAAGCCATGCTGGTTCTTACGATTATGTTTAATAGCATCAATACCACGATGTACTGCTACAGCAGCTGCCATGGCTATCTCTTCTAGACTTAGTGTTATCTTCATATATATAGTTTATCCTGGATACTAGAGAATGTCAAGACGTTAGTCTTGGATGGACCTCTTATTTACCGCCGAGCTTAGTGACTCAATGCATTCCTTAAAGATCTCTACCCATTTTTCGACCGAAACCTTATCGTCATATTCCATGTCACGACCAATGTATTTATACCACTCTACCTGTACCCCAGAAGCATAGTGCTTGAAGTTAGGCTTATCCATTAGGCATTCATCTGCATGGCTAATAGTTTTAAGGAAGTTAGCATAGTTGATATCTCGCATACAAGTACAGTGTACATGGCTCCCAGCAGTGCCCTTTGGAATCTTGAATTGTATATACAGTGTGTCTATACAATCACAGATATCATCAAAGGTTTCTGGATCCCTTCCGTGCCCTGGCTTAGTATCAAAGTTCCAACCACCATCGCCACCATAGTTTACATAGTGCATTTCACGGAATAGTGTCTGATAGCAGTCTTTGTCGTGCTTATTAGTTTCTTCCCAAGCATTACGAAGATCGTCATAGTTGCATTCACAATCCCCCCAGTAGAATGGACGCATCTCAAATACATCATTATTGTAGTATGCACCATACCCATGCTCTCCACCAAGGAATCCTTGGATAGCAATTTCACTACCAGTCTCATCAATCTTCTTGGTAAGAGCTATCATTAGGTTAGATACTAGGTCATCTGATACCGCTGGAAATACTAGGGTTATATCACTCATTTAATTCCACCTTTGGTAGATTCCTTCATCTGACGATATACCCTCATTGCCCCATTGAAATCATAGATCCAATTAAAGAGATATGATACTGAATATAGGATGGCTATGATAAACATAAACTCAAGGATCCCTGCAAAAAATAAATCAATCCAGATCCAGTCTGGACCAAAGAATGTACTAATCATTTGTTTCTCCCTTGATAAGTTCAATTAGGTCGCTTAGGTCTGCGATTGAATTGCCTGTTTCATCTAATACAGAACCGCTGTCATTAGTGCGTTCTTCTAGCAACTTGATAATGCGTTCCTCAGTATGTGCTTCCGCTTCATCCCAAACGTCTAGGATAATTTCAGCCATGTCGTCAATGTTTTTAAGCTGTGGTAGTAGGCTTGGTACCCACTTCTCCAGTAGGGCTACTCGCTTTTGGAATCCACTCATTACTCTTTACCCTTCAATAGTCTTCTTAGTCTTTCATTTACCTTTGGTGGTTCAGCTAGGAGTTTTTCTAACTTATCATACTCTTCTGCAGATACCTTGAAAATTTGTGGGTTATTATAAACCAACTCATCAAACGCTATGAGGTGGGGAGATTGCCCCTTATACTCTTCCACTTCTTTTTTCCATTCATTCTTTTCACATGTACGAAATCCATCGCAGACATCATCATTACAGCATTTACAGCGAGGATTGTTTTTCCCACCACGCATCATACCAGTCACTTGCGATACCCTTTCCAAAAATCGAAGGTGTGGTGTCCAAAGAAAAACATAATACCCTTATATTTAGGGTGTTTCTCAATAACAATACCAAAAAGCTTAGCAGGATCTGTCCTATTAATGGTATGTTTATATTTAATCATCTTCATCTTCAGTTAGTGGATACCCCTGCTTTTCAGCACAGGTATTGCACAATGTCTTATACCATCCATTACGATTCTTGGTATCTACAGTATCATCAAACTTCGTGCCACCGCCACCTCTGCTACTAGAGTTCCCACAAAGCTCACAGGTTCTTGCAGACAGGGCTTCAGCCATTCTGACAACATCATCCATAATATCCTGGACTACACCACCAATAGTGGGTGTGTAATAAAAGCGTAGAGTTCCAAATTTTTCTTTTACTTGGTGTACTTCATAGTTTGGATCTAGATAGTTTAGTCGTTCTTCTACTTCATCTAGGATACGATCCCATCCAGGACCGCACTCAACAAATGGTAGCCATCCTTTAGGCATTCTTGATATTAGTTTTTCTCTTGTATTCATAAGTATATTCTACTCTCAATACCGCTAAATGTCAAGGATATTAGCTATCTTTTCCAAAAGAATACAAATGCGTGTTTACCAATAATTATATCTAGTGTAGGCTGTTTCTGCAAGTCTGATAGACTAATTGCAAATATATATTTTACCCCCATAGAGTCTGAAGGGTAGTGCCTAAACTTAATCATCTACCACTACAATCTGACTAGCCATAGCATCGTGCCATAGCAACCATATCTCTCTCATATCTGGATCTTCCCAGTCACTTGAACTAGACTTAAGCCAGTAGATAAAAAGATGTTCCTGTATTTCTCTCTTCATTGTTTCAACAGTATAGTTAGTTAGCTTCACTTGTCTGTTCCTTTGTGTTCCCCAAAAGTTTTGTGAAAGGTGTATGGAAATCTCTTGTCTTGAAGTTCAATACGAACCTCTTCTTTATATTCATCAAGTGCTCCAGCTATACCAAAAGCCATATCACTTGAGATAGGGACCTCTTCACCATTTACAACTAAAATATATTCTAATTCTGGTGGCTGGAAGCCAAGGCCATGATCAGTATAGGGATAGTCAAGTTTATATGCTGATGAATTAATTGTCTTAATAGAAATATTATTCTTCATTACTCTGCCTCATAAATGTGAGTGCTATTGGGCTTTCCAATTGCTTCTCCTTCAAGTCTAACAATATATCCAAGCTTTGTCAACTCTCTTACAGTCATATCTTGTACTGGTCGAAATAGCTTCATTACTTCATCGTCAGCCTTCTTCTTCTGCCATTCAATGCCCCAGTCAGAGCCCTCTTGGAACCCTTCAGACTTTCCATCTTCGTATGCCTGGGTCTCCTTCTTCTTAGCCTTACGCCACTTTAGAACTGGTCCACCACCATTGCATCCATGTAGGTGGTCTCCAGTCATTTCAGCTTCTAGAATGTTGCATTCACAGTTTACGAAGGATTCAGTAATATCCTCATACCATTCTCCACAGCATTCTGGATCTCCACACCCCCAAACAGTGTCATCCTGTTTAATGTAATAAAGAGTCATCGTGACTACCCCTCAGTAGTTATTGAAATATCTGGAATAATATTTTCTGGATGGAAGTTAACCTGATAGTGGAAAGCCTTTACATTATTTGCCTCAAGCTGTTCAACAAAGTATGACACATTGTCACTTAGGCCAAGGTAATGCTTCTTATACTTATTAGGTCCAGTCATACAGGTTACTTCCAATGCCCCTGCCAGTGCTGATTGTGAGCCTGTATCTACAGCACAGTACCCCTGCAGCTCAAGCAGGTACTTATCAGTAATTCCATTAAAGAATACGATCCTACGCAATACCTGGAATTTCTCAGCCTCTTGCGATAGGTTGTAAGATACGCCATCTGCCTGAGTAGCACAACCAGCTAGTGATGTGGTTGCTGCTAGGGCAATTAGTGTTGCTGCAATTAGTTTCTTGTTCATTAATTAGTCTCCCTTTACGTTAATAATCTGGTGTAGTACGTGTCTAATCTTTACTAAATCTTTAGCGTCTTCCATTACAACGTCAATATCTTTGTATGCATTTGGATGTTCATCAATGAATGCTTCAGAGTGTGACCATTCAATACCTCTCATCATATCATCCAAAGACTCTTTTGTAAAGACCTTTCGTGCTTCATTACGAGAGTATTCACGACCAGCACCATGTGGGGCAGTGCAGAATGACAGTTTGTTTCCAAGTCCTTCAACTACATACGATGCAGTGCCCATCGATCCTGGAATAAGACCCATCTGCCCCTCATTAGCAGATATAGCTCCCTTACGAGTTATCCATAGATTCTTACCCCAATGATTCTCAGGCTGAGTAAAGTTATGGTGACAGTTAATCTCTTCAATGATTTCAAAATCACCAACATGGTCCTTAAATGCCTTCTTGACACGATTCATCATTACTTCACGATTCTTAAATGCAAACTTCTGTGCCCAAGTCATCTCAGCAATGTAGCGATCAAACTCTGCGGTCCCCTCTACAAGGTATGCTAGGTCTGGGTCTGCCAAAGTAATGAAGTTTTTAACAGCGTACATCTGTGCAACAGCAATGTGATGTGTAGCAATCTTATTACCAATTCCACGAGAGCCTGAGTGCAAGAATAGCCAGATAGAGTTTTCCTCATCCACTGTAATCTCAATAAAGTGATTACCAGAACCAAGAGAACCTAGCTGGTGTGTCCAGTTGCTTGCATAGTCAGATGGATTAAACCCTGCGTCTAGAGCAGCGTCAAGCAGTTCTTCTGCTGCATCAAGTGCATCTGGCTTAACTGTCTGATTATGCTTAAATGCTGATAGTGGAATAGCAGACTCAATTGACTCACGCAATTCTTTAAGGTTTACACCCTCTATGTCGTGTACGTTCTTGTTAGTCTTAATAGCCATCATTCCACAGCCAATGTCTACCCCAATCGCAGCAGGCATAATGGCTCCCTGTGTAGGGATTACTGATCCAACAGTTGAACCCTTACCAAGGTGTGCGTCTGGCATTAGTGCTAGGTGTGGGAAAATGAACGGCATTGACGAAGTAGTCTTAGCCTGTTCAAGTGTTTTCTCATCCAGAATAGATGCCCAGTTAAGTAGTTTATTCGTTACTTGTTCCATTTAAAACATCTCCAATTCATCAAAGTCTTCTTTACGTGCAATAAAAGTGGTACTAAAATCTAGCTGTTTACCCCATACAATAATCTCTGGTACCAATGGGTGCATACGATAACCATCACGCTCAAGCTCTTTGAGGATCTTGTCATTATACTCTACGAGGAACAGCATCTCATCGCTATCCCATTCCACCTCGTGGTCTAGGTTGCCTGTACATGCCAAGGTGGTTGGCTTATTTCTTTTAAGTAACTGCATGTATTAATTATATAGGCTGGTGGCCCACATGTCAAGTCTATCCCCAGACATTTTCGCTTGGAGCAGGCTTCTTAGCCTGTCCCTCGACAAGTGGAACAATGTCACGGATATGTAGTGGATCTTCCTGTAGCCAGTCCGTACCATCCAGCTTGACAGTGAGCATGCGAATAATCTCCATATGCTTCTCGTCCTTACCGTCAGCAAGGCCATGGGCATAGCCCATATCATATGCCTTCTGAACCAGCTCTAAATTCTTTTTGTTTGATATCATTAATTCTTGCCTACGACATAGTTAAAGAAG